TCTAGGCCCGGTTTTTTAGGATGATCTTTAGTTTGGAGATTAATTCCCTTTTATGATAATGGAAAGTTAGTTATCTTAGTATAACGTGCTTTTGTTTATCTTGGTGGTAATATGTTAGTAACCTTAGTGTTACGTGCATATGAACAAATTATTTATATAGTTAAACCCAGTGGTAGTGCTATATGAATTGATGACTCTAGATAGAGTCTTTGTTTCTTTAGAAACATGTTCGTTTTATTTGTTAGGAGTGATCCTACATCTTAACGTGTACTGACCGGCGGTAATCGGTTTGTCAGACACTATAAATGTGAGATGAAATGTTCGGTTCGGGCTATTAATTTAGCCCTACCTTTGTGTGTCCCTAGCGGAACAGATTGTATTCCCTCAGAAAGAATATTTTCTTTTGAACTTCTGAGAAGCGTGAGTTCGATGATTGAAAACAGAGTTAGATATGCTACTGAATACGCAAGGAACGTATTTGTACTATATCCTGTGAATAGACATATTAGGCCGCTTCGCCTTTGGTTGGTTACCAATAACCCTAACGTCCTAGTGCGCGACCGACGTTTGATTTTTAGATGCGCCTCCTTAATTGACGGTACCGACGGATGTTCGTTATGAAGAGATCCTTCACTTACGTGACACATAATTACTCTGAGTGAGTGCCGTTGGGTAGGTGATGTTACCGACCCTGCAGTTTAAGAGCTGTGGGGTAACAGTATTTGCGACGATACCCCTTTGGTGTGGTATCATCGCTTATATTGTTCTCCGTCTTTCTTTTTTATATTAGGAAGACATGAACAACTTAAGCAATGATACGATTGTAGGCGAGTGTGTGGAGCGACAGCTCATGGAATTGAGTTTGGTCGTTTTGAAAGATATTGAATGTAGTAAAATAGATCATGTGACTGTAAATATGTTTGTTGATACATGGAGTTTATACTCCATTTTGAAAGATAAAGTGAATGATAAAGATTATGAGTCTTGTGTTTCTGTTATTTTGCAAATTGAACAATCTTTAGCTCGTTTTCAGTACCTTATGTTTCGTTGCGAAAATTTGACTATGCTACGCGATTTGTGTTGTGAATATTATGCTTATTTTTCTAAGAAGCGATGGATGAAGGCTGATGAAACTAATTTGTTTGTAGCTAGTGTCGCATCCAATAGTACTTTGGAGAAGATAGCGATCTCTTGGCCGACTTTTATTATAACTATTGTGCAGTTGTTCTTGTCTTTATTTATCTCCTTTGTTGTGTATTCATATCGTAAATTTTTTGCTGATATCTTGGTGAAAATCTTTGGAAATATTGATGGACGTAGGCCGGTAGAAAATCTTGCTACGGCAGGAATAGGTGAAAGCTTATTAGTTCAGTTGAGGACTCTGTGTGAAGAATTGGCTGTCGAACTATTTAAGGCTATGTCTATGAGAGTAACTTTCAGCGATCTTGAAGATTATGAATGGCTTCAGCTCGTGAGAGTAGCTTCTAAGAACATATTGAGATTCAAAATGTTTATCGGTGAAGTAGATATTAGTTGTATGATTGCTACTATGGAGACAGTAAGAAAGAATGTTTTAGATATTGGTCGCTTCAATGTTTGGACGTGTAGTACTATGATCGCCTTGGTGGCAGGATTGGATTCTCTTTTGAAACTAATTAAATCTGAAGAAGATGAAGATTTAATTGTTTTGGAAGGAGCTGATGAACCGCCTCGGAAGAAGACGAAAACGCAAGCAACAGGTAGCGTAGATCTTATTTCGCTGGCTGCTTGTTTATTGGTTTTTGTCGATTATTGGACTGTCTGCTGGAATTTCGCTGTTGAGTTCGGAGAAGGATGCATGTTTTGTGTTTTGCCTCATGCCATGGATTTGTTCACTGTTGGAGGGCGAACTATTCGTAAGTTGAAGCCGCTCATTCTTGATAGTGATATCGAGGTAGTCGATCGTAGTCGATTAGCGAATATTGGAAGAGTCAACCAGTTATATCATTCTAAGCGCACTGTCTTATCAGCTCATGGATTTACTAGAATTCGAGAAGAAATTTTTGATTTTCCTGTTTACTGTGATAAAAAGACTTTCGCTAGGTGGTACGATGAGTACTATGTGCGTTGTTCGTCTTCAATTAAGAGACGTATTCGAGCGGGAGATTTTCGTGAAGAAGATAAGATTGCTATGCGCGTTTTGTTTTCTTCCGTCATTGACGATATGTATCATTTGCTAGTCCCCATTGGTGGGGGACCACGAGTGCATGGAGCTATTGCTTTTGTACTTTCGTGGGTATTTGTTACCTACTTTGAAGCGTCTAACCTAGGTTATGGTTGCATTTCTATTTTGGCAGCAATTACCGTATGGTTACAATTGAAGCCAGACGACTTGCTCTATGTTTTTCTTGAAGAGATAATCAATTCTTACTTTGGAGTTACGACTATTATCGCTTTTGAGACCTCTACTAGGTTTGCGCAACATCCCTTGATGTGGATTTGGCCTGCTATGTTGCATATTTTGTGCAGTTTTATGCCTTTTCCGTTAGCGGTGTTCTTTCACTTATGTTGGAATCGCGTAGCTGTGAAGTATTCTGAGTACCTTGCGGCTTCTGTCGTTCCTCCTTTGTTTGATGATAGCGAGGCTTTGATTGAGTTGACAGGACAAGTTTTTGCCGCTATAGATATTATTATTAAGATGAAGAACCGTGACTCTATTGGCCTATTGCTGTCTATGGGTATGCAAGGTAAAAGAGTTAAGGATCTTATATCATTGTTCACCGACAATATTGATGATATCGACTTTAGAGAGTTGGCTAAAGAACTCTCTCCTGAAGAAGAAGGAACTGTTTTGCTCAGTGCGGATTACGAAGGAAGATATTCGTTTATCTTTTCTTGGATTCCGATTGAGATTAGGAAGTCTCCTACTTTTTCCAAGATGACGGCGTTTGCTGTGATGCTTGCAGGTTCTTCTTATTTTAGTACATTGCAGTCATTTAGGCAGATCTCACAGTTCTTTACGAGTGAAGATTTCGTAGATGGAGGAAATTATTTTACCATCGCTTCTCGGGCGGTAGTTAGTTTTCTCAAAGCTGTGAAACGTGTCTGGGACACGGGAGATTGGTCGTCCTTTTGGGACATGCCTAGAGATATTTATTTTAGGCACGCGACTGAGAACCTGTTATATGCGTCAGCTAAGAAGGATTCGATTGAGGACGTCGTGCGATTGGTCGCAGAAGCCCGAGATCTGATTTCTTCTAGGGCTTACGTGATGAATGGACCTGAAGAAAACAAATTACTTCGAGAGCTGAGAGCTTATGTTGCTGGAAAGGCGGAGTTCCTTCGTAGGAATTGCCCCCGTAAGCAACCGATTGCTATTTGGTTAAACGGAGTTCCTGGCACTGGTAAGACTACTATCATCAAAGCCATACTTGATTATCTGTGTGGCATTGATGGATGGAAGAGATTTCCTGGCGATGTACTTTCTTTCGATATTTACGACAAATTTCCGGTTTCTTCTGGAATCAATGTGAACGCAAAGGCCATTGTTGTCAATGATGCTCCGGCGATTTATACCGAGTTTCCGAAGATGGATCTGATGCCGTTAGATGTGTTCTTGCAGAAGGTTTTAGACACCTACGCTTTATATTTTAGAGCGGCGGCGGTTGAGGACAAAGGCTTAATCTTGAACGACATCGCTTATCTCATTATCACCACTAATCATCTTAGTTTTAGATGTCCTGGTGAAACAGAGAAGATTCAGCGCCGCATTGAAGATGGTATTCTTGTTGATATTGGAGTGCGTAGTAAGCACGGAAATGTCAAGTTTGCCGAATTTTCTAAGTGGTCACAGGCTGATAGGAACGATGGGTGGGCTTTTAATATTCTATTGCCGGAATGCAATGAGAATTTCATTAAATTCACGAAGTCGAGTCGTATTTTGAACTGGTTTGAATTTCTTGAGTACACCAAGAAGAGAGTATTAGCACACAATCAGTCTAACTCCAAATTGGAGTCTAAGTTTCAAAGTGTTGCTTCTACTTGCGCTTGCGGTGTCGCTCATGTTTTGCACATCAGCAACCGAAGTGCTGATTCAATCCTAGTCTCTATTGGTGAATCTGAAGAAACTTATAAAGCAATTAGTGAGGAATGTGTTGCCCCTGACTTTGCCATTTGGTTCGATCCTTACCCTTTTGATTTCAGTGTGTCACGGGAACTTGGCTCTGCTTCGATTGTATCGAAGAGCTGCTGGGCTTTGCCTTTTCTTGCTCTGTTTTATTCGAATCCTCACGTCTTTTATATTGTAGCTATTGCCTTTTCATTGTTTATTAATTATGAAGGCGTTGTCTCTTTTATGAAGATGGTATTCAAGAAACAGTTTGATGAATTGCGCAACGAGATGCTCACGAATTTTGTCAAGTACGATTTTTTCTGGAGAATCTTGGAGGGGCACTGTTTTGAAGCAGGATCTGAATTTGCTTGGAGGATGGGCGTTTTGAGAAAGATTTATCTTTGCAAGATGTATATTTCTAAGTACAAATGGCATCTCGCGACCGTCGGGGTCTTGGCTGGATTGGTGACTGCTTGGTATTCTTCCAGGCGCTCAAAGTCAGATCCAGAATTTGACCTTTACTCTAAACCGATTTATGCTCGCCAAGTTAAGCCTGAGAGTATGTTTGTTCAAGGAGAATTTAAAGAACAAAACTTCCCTGATGCGAAGTTAAGAGGTTGGGTGAAGCGGACGCAAGAAATGAATACTGTGAAGATTGGTCGCCTCGGCGTTTCTGGTATTGACTTGCAAGTGATTGCTCGTCGTGCCTTGGCTGAAGTAGATTTGTATCTTCCTAGTCATGGAGTTGCGAAAGTCCAAGTGTTGAAGATTGCTCCTGAGTGGTTGGCATTCAATAAACATTGGATTTTCCGCAATGGAGCTTTTCTTGATAACGTATTTGATATCAGCATGGGCGGTATTCGACATACTTTTACAACTTCAGAGTTGCGAAGTACTGACGACGTCGAGTTGTTCGTTTTAAAACATGACTTTCCTGTCGTATCTCAATCGTTGCATAAATTTCTTCCGGTTGAACCCATTTTCATGAATGTTGATATTATTCACGTCTCAGCTAATGAAATAGTTGAGAGTGTCGCTAGTCCTGATACATTCATTGCTGACCGGGTGTATCGATCTTTGCAATGGAAGGAACAAGGAGAAAAAGGTGATTGCGCTGAACCTGTCTTGGCTGTAGTCAATGGAACTTGCTGTTTAGCTGGCGCCGTGGCTTATGGAAAAGATGGAGTCACCGTCGGGTGTACTCTGTTGTCACAGAGATGGTTCGATGCAGCGGTCGCTTCCGATCCCATGCCTTTCATTGAGGAGGTTGAACTCTTTGGTGCTGATTTTGATCAATTGAATTCTTTGGTGGCCAATTCCGAATTTAGAAATGTAGTTTCTCCTTTTATCGTTCCTATCGGCACGGCTCCGGGAGGCACAAATTCTTTTACTTCTCGATTGCGTCAAACCCGGTTGTACGCCGATGTTAGTAAGAAACTATCTCAGGAATTCGGGAAACCTTCAACCCTGCGCGTCGTTCTTGATGACGAGTATTCGAGCGCTATGACCAATACTTTCAAAAATGTTAATCTAAGTAATGATTTGACTAGTGAAGAGATAGATGTGATAGTTAGAGAAATGATAGATCAAATGGCTCCGGTCGACTTTGTATCAGAGAAACAGATCCGACTCAGTCCTATGGATGTAGGATCTGCCATTTTCGGAGACTCTGAGATCAACGTGGCTCGTACTGACTTCAAGACGTCGGTTGGACCTATATTGAAGGCTCATGGAGTGAGAAACAAGCACGATATGTTCAAGCTTGTCGAAGAAGCTACTGGTGATAAAGAAGAAGTTTTTGAAATGATAGATTTTGTGCGTGGTCTTATTAAACATTATGATGATAATATCCGTGAAAATATTTTGTTTACTGTGTTTGGTGACTTTGTTGCGAAGGATGAGGTGCGACCAGTTGAAAAATTGGCCCGTGCTAAAATTCGTCTCTTTTGTGTGTTGTGTGCAGCTTTGAATATTTATGTTAGAATGTACCTTATGCCAGTTATTCAATACTTATTAAATTACCCTGAGAAGAGTGAATGTTATGGGGGTATTAATGCTGGTTCAGTCGCTTGGAATGATCTTGCCGAAAGAATGAATATTCCAAACCATCGCCACTTCGATATGGACTTTGAAACTTTTGATACTAGCCACGATTCTCGAATTTTCAGAGGAGCAGCTCTTTTCTTTAGCTTGCTTTCTTTGCGTTTAGGATACAGCTTAGAGCAATCTTTTATGGTGTATAAGATTGTTCTGTGTTTTAAGTATCAGGTTATCAGGTGGATGAAGGATTACGCTTTTAAGTTTAAAGGTATGCCGAGTGGGTGTATCTTTACTTTGAGCATGAATTCTTTTGTTAATTCCTTTTTGTTGAGAGTTGCCTATCGTCGATTGATCGGTGATGCAATGTTCTTGAAAAAAGTCCGTACTGCCAATGTCGGAGACGACAACATCAATGCAGTTTCGATGGATATCTCAAAGAGATTTAATATGGTGACTATTTCTCGAGAGTATCGAAAACTTGGATACGTAGCCACTCCCGCTAAGAAAGGGAACGCTGTGCAAGAGTTTATCCCTTTTAAGGATTTAACTTTTCTGAAGCGAACTTTTGATTGGAGCGCGGAGACGAATACCTATCTAGCTCCTTTAGATGCGGATTCAATTTACAAGAGTTTTTGTTTTGAATTCAAGGATGCGGGAGTATCGCCAGTGCAGCGACTGATTGATGTGGCGCAAGGAGCTCAGAGAGAAATGTTTCTCCATGGAAAGAATAAATTTTTTGAATTTCAGAGATACATGTCTGAGATCTTCATTAAGCATCAAATGTCTTGGCCTGGTTTAGATTATGACGAATTGATGACAGAATATATGACGAATAAGTTTTGTACGTATCTGTAAATAACGTATGGTCCGAGCCATCAGACCTTTAAACCAAAACGGCCGTGAGTATATGCATAAGCTATTGAATGATATTTAATCTGTTTATAATTTGATAATGTACCCTGACTCATGAATTTGATCACCAATGATTGATAGAAATAACACTTGAATTTGATGTGGGTTTGGTCGCCTGCGTCATATTATATACGACCCGCTGAATTTAATATGAATACTAATAGCTCCACTGTCGTTGCCGACATTGGAGCCAATGCCACTATGGGGGTGGCACAAGAAGAGATCGAGAGCGTACCGATCTCTAGAATCGCTCCAGCAGTTTCTGAGAGCGATAACTTGGGTGCGTTTTTAACGCACCCTTTGAAGTTGTATCATGCGACGTTGACGGCCGCTTCTTCAACTTCAATTTTGAGCACAAATATCATTGCTGATTATATCACCGCGGCTACTCCTTTGTCGATCGGGAAGAAATTAGCTAATTTCAATTTTCTTTCTTCGGAAATTGAATTGGATGTTGTTGTGCAAGGTCAGCCTTTCGCGGCTGGTCAGTGGGTCTTAGGAGCTAGACCTTATTGTCGTCCCAGTAACATCATGACCGCTTCGAAGGTCACCAATTTGCATTTGGTTAATGCTAAGATATTGCCTCATGTGGTGATTGATCCTTCTAAAACTTGTTCTTACAAGTTGCGATTGCCCTGTCTCAATCACATTGGTGTTTACAATCTTAAGAATACTAATTACGGGTCGTATGAATTAGTATTGTATGAGTTTAATCCCTTGAAGAGCGGGACAGCTGTGACTGCGACCATGTCGGTTTGTGTCTACATGTCGTTCGCTAATGTTGCGGCGGTGGGCACTACCTTGTTGTCAGGTTCCTTTTCCAAAGAGAAGACCCCGGCTTCTACCATAGTTAAGGCAGTATCTCGAGCTACCAACCTGCTTATACCAATTTTAGGACCGGAAGTTGGTTTGTTTTCAGCGCTCGGAGAGGCAGCAGGAAACGTGATGGCATGGTTTGGATATAGTAAGCCTCCGATCACTGAAACCCAGGTGTTGGCTTTAACGCGGATCGCTGATAATTATTCGCAATATGATGGGAGATCAGTAGCGGTTGTGTTGGCAGGAGAAACCACTAACTCTGTCGGATTATCGCCTTCCTATGGGGGTGCTAAGAGAGATGATATGTCTATTGCTGCTATCGCAGCTAAGAAAGGTCTGATATATCAAGGCACTGTTACCTTAGCTATGGCTTCTGAATCCGACATTCTTGGTTTTGGGATTCCTGTCTGTCCCAATATCGCATTTCAGGCGGTGGCGGCCAATTATGATCTTTCTCCATTGGGAGGAGTGGCTTTGCCTTTTGGTGTTTGGGCAGGTGACATTACAATTACCGTCGAGATTGTAGCTTCCATTTTCCACAGGGCGTCGATCTTGATCGCGTGGGATCCGAACGGAGGCGCGACTCCCGCGTTTGTTGATGCTCTTTCTACGTTGCAGAATGTGACTGTAGCTGTTTCAGGCAACTCTGAAACCACTATCACTATTCCCTGGAAGCAACCTGAGCCTTACAAACACATTTACCCTCCGGCTATTGCGAGTTTTGCAGTTCCTTTGGCAAACACGAACGGAAACCTTTATATGTATTTGATCAATCCCGTCACTTGCAACGGATCTACTGATGGTTTCGACTTTAATGTGTATGTTCATAGCGACAACATTTTCTTTGCCGCCCCTCAACATTCTCGTGTCAATGCTTGGAGTTCGAGTGTTGTAACACTACTCTCTGGCGACTTCGCTCCCTTGACCGTATCTTTCGGTGCTCGGACTAATTTAGATTCTGCTGAGCGCAGGTCTTTTGGAGAATCTTACGTGTCAGTGAAGCAGTTGACTTCCAAGCTTGGTCCAGCTTTGAAAGATGATGGCTTAGCTCAGGACACTATTGCCGGAACCAACCCTTATTATCGATTTAGAGTCCCGAATTTGCCTTTGTTTAATACTGGTACTACTGCGGATTGGGGCTTCGGGTTTGCCTATGTTTCTAATAATATGTTTGGGTGGTTTTCTCAGGCTTATGTTGGGTATCGTGGATCTATCAGATGGTCCTTTATTTCAGGAGTTCCGCTTGTTACCGTATCTAACGGGCTAGCGTATGAGGGTAAGAGATGGATAGGACATCATTCACTCACTTCTATGTTGGGACATTCAAGCGCATGGTCTTTGGTAGGCAACGCTGAATATAGTGACTTGCTGAGCAGTTACGCATTTTCAGTTTTGAATATGAGTTTCGTTAAGTCGCTAGATTTCGTTGCTCCTACGCTGATTAATGCAGAATTTATTCCAACTGCAATTACGAGTACAGCCAATATGAATAAAGTTGAAGCGTTAGTGGAGAGAGTGATCCCATCTGGGGCTACTAATCCTATTACCAATAAGTTTATGTGGTTGAACGGATCTGGAGATGATGGATCATTTGTCTTCTTTCAGGGTTTTCCGCGTGTTACAGCGTTCGTAGACCCATACGTTTAAGAAACGGAACCTCGGCACACGAGTGGTGTGCAAAATTTAATGATCTCTCTTGCGATAAGCTAGAGATTCGTCTATGACGACGTCTGAGCGGATGTCTGAGACCTATCACAACATTGATTTTATGTAGATAGGAGCTATTAATTTAGTTCTTTTATGTAAATTTTTGCTTTGTTTGAGGTTTTGGTTGGTGTTTTTATTTTTTTGTGTTTTG